TGCCAATAGCGGCTTCGGTGTGATTTGCGGCGGAATCATGGTGGTGATTTCCTTCTTCAAAAACCTTGGCCTGTCCGTGGCGAATATTGCCTTGGGTATCTGGAACGCTTTGGGGGCTTGTGCTTCCAATATCGGAACCGCCTTCCATAATGTCATTTCCAATGTTCAGGGATGGTTTTATAACCTTCTTTCTACGGCCCTTACAGTTGTGGCCGGTATTTGTGAAGCCCTGAACAAGTTGCCCTTCGTTGAGTTCGACTATTCCGGGATCACCAGCAAAGCAAGCGAATATGCGGCCAAGTCCGCTGAAGCCTATGGGAATGTTGAGGAATATAAAAGCGTTGCCGATGCCTTCAATGAAGGAATGTCTACCTTTGACACCTTCCAAGATGGTTGGGCCGCTGATGCTTTTGCTTCCGGTGCCGCTTGGGGTGATGGTGTGGCCGATAAGGTTTCCGGTATGTTTGATTTTTCCGCCTTGGATTCTATGGGGGCTGATTCTTTGGATGCCTTCAACCTTGGCAATGATCTTGATAGCATTTACGGGAACACCGGCGATATTGCAAACAACACAGCGGCCACCGCTGATGCCTTGGATATTGCTGAAGAAGATTTGGCCTATCTTCGTGACATTGCGGAGCGTGAAGCAATCAACCGGTTCACTACCGCTGAAATCAAGGTTGAACAGCACAATGAAAACCACATTTCCAAAGATGCTGATTTGGATGGGATCATGGATGCTTGGGCCAATGACTTTGCTGAAAAGCTGGAAGTTTCTGAAGAAGGGGTGCATGAGTAATGGCATATAAACTGTATATGGCGGGAACGCTTATGCCCATCACCCCTTCCAAGGTGACGGTGAAGATCAACAACCAGAACAAGACCATGACCCTGATCAACGGGGAAGAAATCAACATTCTGAAGGCCGCTGGCCTTTCGGATGTGTCCTTTGAATTGGTTCTTCCCCAAGTGTCCTATCCCTTCAGTAACGGTGGGGCGCAAAGCGCCGCCTATTACCTGTCCTTGTTTGAACGGCTGAAGGTGAGCAAGACCCCGTTCCAATTCATTCTGAACCGGCAGAAGCCCGGTGGCGGGATGTTCCATTACACCAATTTGACCGTTGGCCTTGAAACCTATGAAATCACCGATGATGCCGGTGAAGGTTTTGATGTGAAGGTGAAGATCAACCTGAAACAGTACAGAGCCTATGGCACCAAGACCGTGACCGTGCAACCGGCCAAGACTTCCGGGGGAACCGCCACCGCAACGGTTAAGGCGGCACCCCGGCCCACCACAACGGCCCCGAAAGCCGCCACCTATACGGTGAAATCCGGTGATTGCCTTTGGAACATTGCCAAGAAGCAGTTGGGCAACGGAGCCGATTACACGAAAATCTATAATCTGAACAAGGACAAAATCAAGAACCCGAACCTGATCTATCCCGGTCAGGTTCTTACTTTGCCTTCCTGAAAGGGGTGATTCCGTTTGGCAGTTGAATTGTTCATCCAGCATAACAGCACCATTCAATTCCCCGTTGTCGAGGAAGGCGCAAAGTTGACCTTGGAACGCAAGGGAACCCCCGGCAAGTTAGAGTTCACCGTTGTCAAGGGGCCGGGGCTGAACTTTGCTGAAGGTGATCCGGTGAAGCTGACTGTGAACGGAACCGCCATGTTCTATGGGTTTGTGTTCAAGAAAAAGCGTGACAAGGGCGGCACCATTGATGTTGTGGCCTATGATCAGTTGCGCTATCTGAAGAACAAGGACACCATCACGGAAGAAGGGCTGAAGGCTTCCGACCTTCTGAAGCGCATTGCAACAGATTTCCGGTTGAACCTTGGCACGGTGGAAGATACCGGTTATACCCTTGAAACCATCGTGGAAGAAAACCAAACCCTGTTTGATATGATCCAGAGCGCCCTTGATGAAACCCTGATGAATACCAAACAGCTTTATGTTCTGTATGACGATGCCGGGAAGCTGACCCTGAAGAACATCAATACCATGAAGCTGAACCTTCTGATTGATGAAGAAACCGGGGAAAACTTCAGCTATGAATCCAGTATTGATGAACAGACCTATAACAAGATCAAGCTGGCCTATAACAATGAAAAAACCGGTAAGCGGGAATTGTTCATTGCACAGGACGGGGCGAAAATGAACCAATGGGGTGTTCTTCAATATTTTGAAGAAGTTCAGACCAAAACGGGCGCTTCCGCCAAGGCGGATGCCCTGTTGAAGCTGTACGATCAGAAAACCCGCAAGCTGACCATTCAGAACGCTTTCGGTGATGTGCGGGTTCGTGCTGGAAGCGCCGTGGTGGTGGCCCTGAACCTTGGGGATATTGTCACCAACAATTACATGGTGGTGAACAAAGTCACCCACACCTTCAGGGGTGATGAACACATGATGGAACTTGACCTGATCGGGGGTGAATTTATTGCCTAATCCTGTTGAAGTTGTGAAACGGGCGGCGGTGGAAGCTGTGGAAGCCGGGAAGCCGGTGAACATCCTGTTTGGAACTGTCCTTTCCGCTTCACCCTTGAAAATTCAGGTGGATCAGAAATCCATCTACACTTCCAAAATGCTGATCCTGACCCGGAATGTGACTGATTTTGAAGTTGATATGACGGTGAACCACAGCACCGAGGACAAAGGCGGTGGTTCCGGTGCGGCGGCTTATGAAGCCCACAAACACGCCTATGTTGGCAAGAAAACCTTCAAGGTTCACAATGCTTTGAAGGCCGGTGAAAAGGTGCTTCTGATCCGGGTTCAGCAAGGAAAGAAATTCGTGGTTATTGACCGAGTAAAGGGGGCTTGATGATGATTCCGCAAGTGCAGGATGATATTAAACAGGATTTCACCATTGAAACCCTTCCAAGCCGTACTTTCAGGATGAACCACAACAACCTGACCATCATCGGCACCATTGATGAAATCCAAGCTGTGGAACAGGCGGTTTTTCTGATCCTGAACACAGAACGCTATGAATGGTTGATCCATTCTTGGGATTATGGGGTTGAACTTCATAATCTGATCGGGAAAGATGTGGAATACTGTATTCCCGAAATTGAACGCCGGGTTCGTGAAGCCTTGCTTCAGGATGATAGGATCACGGCGGTTCAGAACTTTGAATTTACGGTGAACAAAAAGAAAGTGCTGACTACCTTCACGGTGGTCAGCATTTTTGGCGAAATCAATGCAGAATTGGGGGTTGAAATCTGATGTATGAAGCACAGACCTATGAAGCAATCCTTTCCCGGATGCTTCAGAAGGCGCTTTCCATCAATGGCAATTTGGACACCCGTGAAGGTTCGTTGGTTTGGTGCGGTGATGCCCCCGCCGCCGTGGAATTGCAGAACCTTTATATTGCCCTTGATACGGTGCTGAATGAAACCTTTGCAGACACCGCAACCCGCCCTTATCTCATTTTGAGGGCGGCAGAAAGGGGGCTGAAACCGCAACCGGCAAGCCCCGCCGTGTTGCAGTTGAGCATTACACCAACCACCTTGCACCTTCCCATGAACACCCGCTTTTCCATTGGAGAACTGAACTATTATGTTTCGGCTGACCGTGGAAGTGGTAAATATGAAATCACCTGTGAAACCGCTGGTGAAGCCGGTAATGACTACACCGGAACGGTGATTCCCATTGAGTATGTGGACGGGCTTGAAACCTGTTCCATTTCCGCCGTGGTGATCCCCGGTGAGGATGAAGAAGATACCGAGGTTTTCAGACAGCGTTACATGGATAGCCTGAACGCCCAAGCCTTCGGCGGCAACCGTGCGGATTATCTGGAAAAGGTGAACGCCATTCCCGGCGTGGGCGGTGTGAAGGTATATCGGGTTTGGAACAGCGATTTGAACCCGGCCAAGCTGATCCCGCCCACGGGAACCGACACTTGGATCAGCGGCCTTTCCGGTGTGTCCGAGGAAATCAAGGCGTGGTTGAATGCCGTGTATGCGGCGGGAGCCAATAGCAAGCTGACCGTGGGCGGAACCGTGAAGCTGGTGATCATCAACAGTTCCTTCAAGAAGCCTTCGGAAGCCCTTGTGGATCAGGTGCAGACCGCAGTTGACCCCCTTCAGAACGCCGGTGAAGGTGTGGGCATTGCCCCCATCGGTCATGTGGTGAGGGTTGAAGGCGTGGGTGAAGATACCATCAACCTTTCCTTCGATCTGTATTATCAGCGGGAATGGAGTTGGGATGATGTTTCCGCCTATGTCACAGAAGCAATCAACGGTTACTTCTTGGAACTGGCCCAAAGTTGGGCAGACCAGAATGAAGCCCTTGTGGTTCGTATCAGTCAGGTGGAAAGCCGCCTGTTGGGGATCACCGGTATTCTGGATATTGCCAACACCAAGATCAACGGTGAAGCGGCAAACTGTACCCTGACCCTTGACCACATCCCGGTTTTGGGAACCATTGAGCCGGGAACCATCGTGATCAACGGATAAGGGGGCCGGGAGCATGGAACGCAAACTGATTGATTATCTTCCCTATGTCATTCGTGATTATGCGGAGTTTCAGGGGATCATGGGGAGCGAACAGCCGGAAATTGAAAAGGCGTGGAACACCACGGATGATCTTCTTGATAACCAGTTCATTCCCACCGCTGGAAACATGGGCCTTTCCCGATGGGAAAAGATTTTGGGGATCACCCCCAAAGGCACGGACAGTCTTGAAGATCGCCGGTTCCGTATTCTGACCCGGATCAATGAAGAACTTCCGTACACCTTGCCCCAGCTTCGGAACATCCTTGAAACGCTGTGCGGGAAGGGAAACTATTCCGCTGATGTGGAAGAAGGCACCTATCAGCTTCTTGTGAAAATCGGGTTGGCCGCAAAGAACAACTTCAATGATGTTGAATCTTTGCTGAACCGGGTTGTTCCCCAAAACATGGTTGTGACCTTGCTTCAGCTTTATAACACCCATGCGGAACTTGGGCGGTTCACCCATGCCCAGCTTGCCGCCTATACCCATAATCAGTTGAGAAACGAGGTTTTGAAGAATGGCGAATAAAACAACCAACTACAAGCTGACTAAACCCCTTGAATCTGAATTTTATGATGTAGGGGTTCAGAATGAAAACATGGATAAGATTGATACCCAAATGAAGGCCAATGCGGATGCCGTTGAAGCCCTTCAGAAAGGTCAATCCGGGAAGGCTGATCTGGTGGATGGTAAGGTTCCCGCCGAACAGCTTCCCAACATGAACTATGATCCCAAAGGTACGGCCCAAAACAAGGTGAGAGAACACAACCTTGATCAGACCGCCCACCCGTATCTGTTGAACCAGATCGGAACCTGTGTGGAAGCCGCACAGAACGCACAGGATGCCGCAAATGCGGCCTTGGATGCTGTGTCCGGTATCGTCTATACCATCAATGTTCTTCCTTCGCAGAATGGCACCCTGACCTATAACGGACAGGCCCAAAGCCCTTCTTGGAACGCTTATAACCCCGATGCGCTGACCTTGGGCGGCGTGACTACCGGCACCAATGCGGGAACTTACACGGCCACTTTCACGCCGAAAGGGAAGTATAAGTGGGCAGACGGCACACAGACCGCCAAGGAAGTGACTTGGACGATCAACGCCGCCACCATGACGATCCCCACGCAGAGCAACAGCCTTACTTATACCGGTTCGGCCCAAAGCCCCACTTGGAACAACTATGACAGTGGGAAAATGACGCTTGGAGGAACTACCAGCGGCACGAACGCCGGTTCCTACAATGCCACCTTCACGCCGAAAACGAACTACAAGTGGGCTGATGGAAGCACCGGGGCCAAAACGGTTGCTTGGAGCATTGCCAAGGCCGCTGGTAGTTTGTCTTTGAATAAGACTTCCATCAAACTGACCGCCGCAAAGACCACGGACACCATCACCGTGACAAGGGCGGGTGACGGTAAGATTACGGCCACTTCCAGCGCCCCCACGGTGGCTTCTGTGAGTGTTTCCGGTTCGGTGGTAACTGTTACCGCAAAGGCCAAAGGAAGCGCCACAATCACCGTCAGCGTGGCCGCTGGCACCAACCACACGGCCCCGGCCAATAAGACCTGTTCCGTTGAAGTGACATTGCCCACCAAGGTTCTGAACGATAACAGTTGGGCAACCATCCGGGAAGTCAGTTCCGCAGGTTTGGGGGCCAACTATTGGGCCGTTGGTGATGTGAAATCCATCGTTCTGAATGGCACCGTGAGGAATTACACTTTCAGCAACTTGACCGTGAACGCCTTTATTTTGGGCTTCAACCACAATTCCGCCAAGGAAGGTGCGAACAAGATTCACTTCCAGATCGGGAAGATCGGTTCCACGGCAGTTGCTTTGTGTGATAGCAATTATAACAACACCGGTGATGGTTTCCGCATGAATACCAGTCAGACGAACAGCGGCGGTTGGAACGCTTCACACATGAGAAAAACTGTATTGGGCAACAGTAACACCCCCACAAGCCCGTTGGCGAATAGCTTGATGGCGGCGCTTCCCGCCGATTTGAGGGCGGTTATGCAACCCGTGACCAAGTACACCGATAATACCGCCAACGGTGGCGGCAATGTTCAGACTTATGTAACGGCCACCACCGATTACTTGTTCTTGCTTGCTGAATTTGAAGTGTTCGGAGCAAGAAGCTATGCAAATAGCTATGAACAGAATTATCAGGCACAATACGATTACTACAAAGCCGGTAATAGTAGAGTAGCCTATAATCATTCCGCCGTGTCCACGGCGGTGTGGTGGTGGCTTCGTTCCCCTAATTACAACAACAACAATCATTTCCGGAATGTCGGCACGGATGGCGGCAGCACCAATACCAGTGCCTATTACTGTGCTGGTGTGCGGCCCGGATTTTGCAAATATACACGGTCAAATGTAGTAACAGAAGGCAAACGGCTTTTCAGGTGAAAGACGACCGATGTAAAAGGAGTTGTACTTCCTTGGGTTTCAATCCCTAAAACTGCCCTTTGATGCCCTTACACGGACGCTTCTTGCATGGTGGGTGATTGTGCCTTAACCCATTTCATGTGTGAGGACAAAGCAATTTAGATGGCACCCTACAACGAATTTGTACGAGGGGCGAATACTTTTATTATGACAAGCCAAGAACGGCATGAAGCAAGGTTCCAGCGCCGCAAAGCAAAGCGGTTGGAACGAAAACAGGCCCGGTGTGATAGCCTTGGGCCAACGAATAAAATATTTTCCTATCGGAAGATGTTCTTCTATGGGAAAAAGTGCTGTAACGGGGTACGGTGGAAGCAAAGTGTTCAAAACTTTGAAGGCCACCTGTTTTCTGGTACGGCAACACGGCGGCGAACGGTGTTGGAACAGACTTGGAAGCCCAAATCCTGTTCCCATTTCACCCTTCGGGAACGGGGAAAAATCCGCCCGATAGATGCCCCGCACATTACGGATCGACAAATCCACAAAACCCTGTGTAATGAAGTCCTGATCCCGTTGTATTCACCTTCCATGATCTATGACAACGGGGCAAGCCAAAAGGGAAAGGGCCTTCATTGGCAGTTCAAACGGATCAAACAACAGCTTGGATGGCATTACCGGCGCTATGGCCGGGAAGGTGCTGTGTTGCTGTTGGATTTGAAAGGGTTCTTTCCAAATGCTTCCCACGCCCTGTTATATCAGCGGCACCGGGAATTGATTTTGAATCCTGAACTTCAAAACTTGGCTGATACGATCATCCAGTTTTCCCCATGCCCGACACCGGGCCGGGGTATGCCTTTGGGCGTTGAGCCTTCCCAACAGGAAATGGTGGCGTTACCAAGCAAAATTGACCAATGGATCAAGTGTCAGGCCCGTGTTCATTGCGCCGGTCATTACATGGATGATTACTATGCTTTCTTTCCCACGGTGGATGAAGCAAAGCTGATGGGCCATGAAATTGTAAGGCGTTTTGAAGCCGCTGGAATCCGAGTGAACAAGCGCAAGTGTAAGGTGATCCCGCTTACAAAGCCGTTCCGGTTCTGCAAAGCCCGGTTCACACTTACCGAAACCGGCAAGATCAAGGTGAATGGAAGCCGGGATGGAGTGAAACGGGCAAGGCGAAAACTGAAGCTGTTTCACAGGGAGTTCAAAGAGGGAAAACGATCCTTCTTTGACATAGAACAATACATGGAATGCCAAAGCGCCTATTACCGGAACTTCAACGATCATGGCCGGTTGTTACGGTTGCGGCGGCTTTACCATGCAATCTTTTTCGGAGGTGGACAATGTTTAGAATCATCAAAGCCGGGGCCGGTATCGGCCTGACCGAGAACCTGAACTACATCAAGAAAGCCGAAAATGGTTGCTACATCCTTTGCCCGGAGCATGACGCTTCGGGCATTGTTTTTGAGGGTGTGGCTTACCATTTGTTGGGCCGTGCCGCTATGGACGAACTGGAAACCGTGAGTTTGGAGGAAACGGACGCAGGAACCGAGATCACCAAAGCCACAGAAGCCGGTGGAATCGTCTTTGTCACCTTGGCGGAAGCCGGGAGCATTGACCCCACCACGGCGGCTGAACACGCTGATCTGTTCGCTGAATGGGCTTTCCCTGTGGCCTACACGGTAGGGCAGATTCGCCGGTATAACGGAACCCTTTACAAGTGCGTTCAGGCCCATACTTCCCAAGCGGATTGGACACCGGACACGGCTTCCAGCCTGTGGAGCAAAACGAGTGATCCCGCTGAAGAATGGCCCGAATGGAGCCAACCGGTAGGAGCGCATGATGCTTATTCCAAGGGGGCAAAGGTGAGCCATAAGGAAAAGCATTGGATTTCCACGGTGGATTCCAATGTGTGGGAACCCGGTGTGTACGGGTGGGAGGAAAGCACGGATGGAGTATAAAACCTATGTTTGCCGTAAACGGGCAAGGTTCAAGGCGATTTGCGGACAAGTGAACATTCCGTATGGAACCACCCTGAATGGTCAGGGTGGTTTTTTGATCCTGAATGATCTTCCGGTGTGTTCGGCCACCAGCCAAAACGCCTATGACTTCTTCACACAGAATGATGATGGCATGGGGCAGGAACGGGGCGAACTGTTGAACCGGATCATTCCCAAGCTGGAAAAGCGTGATGCCGGGTATCAGGCCCGGTGGGGGAAGATTTGGGAAGATGCCCTTTGTCAGAAGTACAAGTGCCCGGATCAGGAAGAACATTGGATTTGGAACTTCGACTTCTACAACGGCCCTGTTGAGGATTTGCGCTATATTGCCGCCCTGATCGGGGCCTGATAGGAGAGAAAAGCCATGACGATTTATCAGGTGTTGTGCTTGATTGGTGTTCCCGCCTTGATTTTGGCAGTATTCAAATACCTGTGGAGTCAAATCAAGCATAATACCGAGGATTCCAAGGCTTTGAAGGCCGGTATTCAGGCCCTTCTTCGGGCGCAGATGATCAGCGATTTCAATAAGTATTCCGAAAAAGGCTATGCCCCAATCTATGCACGGGATAATTTTGAAAATTGCTGGAAGCAGTATCATTCTTTGGGGGTGAATGGGGTGATGGACGATCTTCACAGAAAATTCTTGGAGTTGTCCACCGATCCCCCGGAAGAATGAGCAGACGAACCAAAAAGCCAAAGCGTGAGTTTTCCAAGCTGATCCTGTATGTGGTGGGGGCCGTAACCGTTGGGGTTACGGCCTTCACCCTTATCATGGTTTGGAAAACTGAAAACCTTGAACCGCTGGCCTATTTGATCCCCGCCATATTTGCTGAATTGGCAACCGCAACCGGGTTTTACTATTCCAAAGCCAAAGCCGAAAACCGGATCAAACTTCGGAAGTTGTACGGCCCGGAAATCTATAACGATGCAAAGGAGATTTGAAACCATGCTGAACGCTGTTTTGAACAATCTGATCAATATTGGGTGGGCTATGCTGATCTTCCTGTGTGCGTACCTGTCCAATGTTGCTTTTTCCCTTTACTACAACATCAAGGTTTTGCTTCAGCCCTTTGACAAACAGAAAATGATCAATTCCGGGCTGAAGGTTGCCACATTCGTTGTGGGCCTGACCTTGCTGTGTGTGGCAATCACCACCCTTCCCATTTATGCGGATCAGCTTGGGTGGGCAATCCCGGAGGAATACACAGAAATCTTTGCAGATTTGGTGATTGTGGGCGCTGTGCTGATGGTTTCTTGTAAGTACATCGTGGAAGCCTTCACCAAGTTCAAGGCCATTCTTCAGGTGAAAGGAGATACAGAAAATGAGTAATTCCCCCCTTGCAACCTATACCCGGATCACGAAAAACAAAACCAGCCCCCGGAACCATGCCATTGACACCATCACGATTCATTGTATCGTTGGGCAATGGACAGCAAAACAGGGGTGTGATTATTTCGCCACCACAGACCGGCAATGTTCCGCCAACTATGTTGTTGGTAAGGATGGTTCCATTGGCCTTTCCGTGGATGAAAAGGATCGTTCTTGGTGTTCCAGCAACGGCACCAATGACAACCGGGCAATCACCATTGAAGTTGCTTCCGACACCACCCACCCTTACGCCGTCACCGCCAAGGCTTATGCGGCCCTGTTGGATTTGGTAACGGATATTTGCAAGCGGAACGGGATCAAGAAGTTGGTTTGGAGTACAAACAAGAATGACCGTGTGAACCATCGGAACGGATGCAACATGACCGTTCATCGTGACTTCGCCAACAAAGCCTGTCCGGGGGAATATCTTTATTCCAGACACGGGGAGATTGCCGCAGAAGTCAACAGAAGGCTTCAGGGCGCTTCCAATGGTGGTGGGGTAGTAGTTACACCCCCAACCGCAGAAAAGCCCACAGGCGGCACCACAGGGGCCACCGTGACCCCTTATCTTGTGCGGGTGAAGATCGCCAACCTGAATATCCGTAAAGGCCCCGGCACAAACTACGGTGCAACCGGCTACATCCAGCCCGGTATTTATACCATCGTGGCCGAAAGCACCGGCAAAGGTGCGGCCAAGTGGGGCAAACTGAAAAGCGGTGCCGGGTGGATTTCCCTTGACTACGCCACCAAAACCTGACCATGAGAAAAGGCCCTTCCGGTTCAAGCTGGAAGGGCCTTTTTTGCGTGTTTCTACTATGTTACTAATAACCCCGATTTCACCGAACTTCAAAGGGCTGAAATGTTCAGTATTTGGGCGTTTCAGAGCGTTGCAGAGTAGAAAAATTTATGGTATAATATCTGTATCATCCTGCCGCCGGACAGCCTTCTG